CAGAGGTCAAACTCGATGGCCTCGCCGTGGCGCTCTAGCTCTCGGCAGAGGCCAATTCTTCCCCCAGGCCGATATGCGCGCTCCAACCCTGCAGGAGTGACTTGATCGCCGTCATGGATCGCAGTTGCTTGCGGAGTTCTTCCGGGATGATGTCCTTCATGAACACCGAGAGCAGTTCGGCGCCGAGACGGTTCTTGACTTCGGCATCCTCTTCCTTGTCTGCGTCGATGGCGATCATGAGGAAGTCGGGCGTGCACTCGCCGGGGAGGTCGTAGCTTTTGCCCTTGTACGTGACGGGCCACGGTGCGGCTTCCGCGCCGTCGTCAACGACGAACGGGGCGTTAGCCTTGGGCTTGCGGTCGGCGGGTGCCTTGGGGGCTGCGGTACGGGCGGTAGTCATTTGCACTGGCTCCTTTAGTTCACGGGTTTGCACTGGCTGTTTTTGGGTACGAATGAGGGCCCTGCCTGGCGCGCCAGTGCAAGTGGTTTAGAAACCAGGCAGGACCCAGATCAGGGGTTAGGCGAACACGCCGTCGTTGAGGTACTCGTAGTACGGGTGGCCGGTCGCGTCCTCGAAGCACTCAATGGTTGCCTCGTACGCGATGATGTCGCCGGAGTCATAAACCACGTCGCCAACTTCGGTGATCTGCGCATTGGGCAGTACGTGGCGGGTCTTGGCCAGTCCGTCGAACATTTCGAAGATCCACGAGTTGCGGGGGAGTGTCGCGCTGTTGCCCGCAATGGCAATCTTGGTACCGGTGGACACGGTGGCCGCGGTGATGGTGACGTTGCCGGCGCCGTGAATGGAGGTCTGCACGTCCGGGTTGTAGTGCTCGATGAGGATCACCTTGTAGGTGACGCCATACTCGGTCTGGACGGTCTTGACGATGGATCCGCCCCACGCCTTTTTCTTGTCGCTCGAGCGCGACTCGGAGCGGGTGACGCCACCCTCGCCCGCGTAGCCGAGCGACTTGAATGCGACGTTCGGGGCCGCGGCCTCATCGGTCGGGAGTGCGGTGCCAAGCGGTGCCACCAGGACGCCGCCAGTAGCGGCGGGCTTGGCAGCGGCAACGTTGGAGACTTTGTTAGTCATGGGGTGCCCTTTCTAAGGCTCTTTGCACTGGCGCGGGGAATAGAAAAGCCGGGCCGCCTAGATGGCTTGCCCGGCTATATCGAGGTAGACGCTGAACTGATATCTGGATTGGGATGTGTCGGGGTCTGGGAACGACTTGGGGCCGCTGAACTCGGTGCATCCGATGATGGTTGCCCCGCCGATAATCTGGCCCGACATGGCGCCCACCAGCGCCCGGGAGACGCGCGCCAAGTTCGACGCTGATGGCTCGTCTGCGTCCCAGCATTCGAAGGTGACTTGTGGGGAGTCCACCTTGATGTTTTTCTGGGCACCGCCAGTGCGCGTGACCTTCACGAAACGATCCGGCCGCGGTGATGGGATCTTGGTTCCAACGCGCGCCACGATGGACCGCGACGCAAGCTCGGACTCCAGGTGCGGGCCGCATATGGCTTCGATGTCCGGGAACGCGATAACCTCAGCGGCCATGATCGACCGACTTCACCAGCGTGTTGTTCTTGGCGTTGTCGCGCTGGGCACGCTTGGTCCGGGCAAAGATGCTGGCACGGTGACGGGTCTTGCCGTCGTAGGGTGATGCCTCGTAGCCGTCACCCGCGGCGGTAGCGATAGCCTCAGCGCGCCTATTGATGTCCTCTGCGACTCCAGGGAGTCGGCGGACGGCCTCGAATCCCGCCATGTTCCATTTGAACTTGATCTTGGCCATCAGCCCACCGCCTTTTCGATCTTCAGTACGACGCCGGGCTCCCAGTTTGAAAACAGGTGCTTCCAAGCGAACGCTGGGCCAACCGCCTCGTACGTTTCGCCGCGCACAATCACGCGGTCCCGGTAGTTGGCAACCATGTTTGATGGGCCGATGATCGTTAGCGCCGTGACGCTCAGATCCCGGTTCGGCTGGTTCGGCTCAAGATCGGACGTCAGCGCAACGCCGCAATGCTCATATGGCACCGCGGTTCCGTAAGTCGCCGTCTCATTGCCGTGAGCATCACGCGCGCCCGCGATCCGGGGGACAACCTGGACCGTCTCGCCGGCCGCCCAGCTCACGACACCCCGCTAGGCATGATCGTGAACGCCGCCCGCTTCGACCGACCGGCACTCAGCAGCGCCTTATCCGACTTGGATAGGTACACGTTGCCGTCCGGGTTGGTGAAGCTGAACGTCTGCCCGAACGGGCCCGCCGTGTTCTGGATCTGGCCGACGCCAGCAATCTGGTTATCCGGAGCGTCCATGGACCGCTTGACCATCCGGCACACCACAAGGCGCGGAATATCTGGGTCAAGCTTGGCCATTGCAATGCGGCCGTCAATGTCCGGGTAAAGTGCCCTGATCTCGGTGGACGCCTCTACAAGCTTCTGCGTGGCTTCGGCCTCACGATCCACCGGGAGAGCGGCCCAGTGCGCACGGAGGTCTGTCAGTGTCGCGTACGGGGCCGCCATGGCTTAGCTCCGGGCGCGGCGCTGAGCCTGAGGCTTAGCACCAGTGAAGTCAGGAACGGCAGTCGCTTCCGGATCGACGGGCGGCGTGACGACGGGCTCGACGGGTGGTTCAGCAGGCGGAACGGCAGTCGCTTCCGGCTCCGGTTCTACCTTGGCCCGCGGCTCGGTCAGGCAGTGGTCACCAACGAGTCCGTCAGCCCACTCCGGAACGTCGTCGCCGGGAGCGAACTGGACGGGGCCGGACTCGCCATGGACGATTACATATGCGGCGAAAGTCGCCATCTTGACTCCTAAAGATTGGGGCCAAACGGCGCCCGAGCTCATGGCTCAGGGCGCCGCCCAGCGGTCAACTAGAGAACCTTGGCCACGAATGACAGGTTCGCGTTTGCCAGCACGGGAAGTGCGATGGCATCCGAGACAACCTCCGCGATCATCGGCGGCTTCTCGTTCTTGTACGCGCCGACGACAACGCCGGGCTGTTCAGACGGCTCGATGGCGTAGCTCGAATCCATCGAGGTCAGCGTCTGACCCCAGAACGTCGAGCCCATCTCAGACTGGCCGGACTGCGGATCCACCGGAGCCGGCAGGAACAGCAGGCGGTCATCCGGGAGCACCTTGCCGGACTTGGTAGACCGGTCGTAGATGTACAGCTCCGGCAGGCCCGCAGACGTCAGGAGACCGCGCACGTCAGCTTCAAGACCCGGGCGGGTTGCGCCGTTGGCCAGCAGCGTGGCGAACTCATTGCCGGAAGCCAGAGCACGGAAGGCGCGGCGGGATACGAGGATCGCGCCCGGAGCCGTGCCGCCGTTGGACGCCTGGTAGACATCAGACCATGCAGCCAGGTCAGTCAGGCGAGAGACGGACGCGGATGACCAGAGTGACGCCGCCGTGACGTTATGGGTGCCGGAGCGCCCAAAGTCGTCATCAGAGACGTAGTTGCCCTGCGCGATGGTCGCCTTGCCCGTGTTCAGCACAGTGCCGCGCAGTCGCTCGATACGGTCAGCCACGGCGCGGGCCGCGTTCTTGATCTCCTTCAAGATCGAATCGCGGATCACCTCATCCGGAGCGTTACGCAGCCGGAGCTGGTCATACTCGGAAACCGGGCGATTCTGGCCCAGAGCGGGAAGCTCAAGGGTGATGCGCTGTCCGGAAGATGATCCGGCGACGCTCGGCTCAGCGTCGAATGCGCGGAACTCGGCTTCCTGAATGAAGCCATTCTGGCCCTTGACGAATCGAACGGTGATGTCCGAGACTTCAACGTTCGGCAGCCAGCGAGCAAGCGACTGGTTGTTGATTTCGAGGTCAGACAGTGCGGCGCGAACGTAGCCTGTAGCCTCGGCGGGGGTGATGAGATCAGTCCAAAGCATAATCAGTCACTCCTTTCTTAGATGTAGACGATGGTCGTAGCGGACAGCTTTGCGGCCGCTGCGGGCTTGGCGAACGTGCCCGGAACATTGGCGACGATGACGCGGCCGTGATCCATGAGCGGGGCGGGAACGTTCACCGAGCCCTTTACCTTCACGTCGAAAAGAACGTGACCGGCGAGGATGCCGGCGCCAGTGACGGTGCCTTCCGTTGCGTCGTAGGCAACGAGAACGCCGCCCACCTTCGCTACGGGCTGGCCGGATCGGATAAATCCGTCCGGGTAGTGGGTTGCTTCAACGAATCCGGCGACACTGATGGTCTCGGTCCGGGCATTGCCAAGGGCATGTCCGGATCCGATCCACTTGAGGTCGCCACTGCCGTAAGTTTCAGTAGTAAGACGGGGCATTATGGATCCTTCCTAGGAAGATTTGGGGTGCTTGGATGCGTACAGGTCGCGGCCTGCGGAAATGGATGTTCCCGCGCCACCGCCACCGTCGCCATTGCGGTTGCCGGAGTCGTGGACCGGGGCGCCCTTAGTGGTGGGCGACTTACCCTCGGCGCGGGCTGCGAGCTCGGAGATCTTCTTGGCAGAGGCGAGGTAGCTGGCCTCGTCGGTCCCGGTCACCAAGTCCTGGTAGTCCTTGGGTACGGGATGCTCTGCCAGTGCTGCGAGACGGGCATTGGTGGCTTTGAGCTTCGCGTTCTCGGCCGCCTGATCATCCCGCTCCTTCTGGGCGCGTTGGATGTCGGACAGCTTGGCGTCCTCGGCGGCCTGAATCTTGGCTTCAGCATCGGCGGCGCGCTTCTCGGCAGCTTCCCGAGCGTCGCGCTCGGCCTTCAGCGCCTTGATGCCACCTTCGCCAAGCTTCTCGTCAGCCTTAGCGGCTTCAGAGGCAGCGTCAGCCGCGGCCTTTGCCTCGGCGTCTGCGGCAGCCTTCGCGGCGATCTCTTCTTCGGTCATTTGGTTGACTCCTTCAGTGGATGCCGCATCGCACGGCGAAAGACCCCGCCGCATCGCACGGAAGGGAGTGAGTGGGGCCGCGAGCGCGGCTAGTGGGTGTGGACGCCGTCAGTTACGGCGTCGGGGTGAATCATGCGGAAGGCTGCGGCGATGTCGTTTAGATCGCCGGACTGGGCCTCATCACGGGCCGACTGGTACATGGAGTAGTAATTTTCGGGCAGGTAACCGGATGGATAGTCGGACGCCTTGGCTATGCGTGTCGGGATGCAGTCGCACTTGCCGTGATAGCGCTCGCCATCAGCGCGAATCGACGCCGACTTCTCAGACAGGTAGACGGCATCCCGAGAGGCGAGAATGAGGCACCAGGCGCACGTCTTGGCGCCGGACGGCACGCGGGCCCACGCGACACCCTCACGGTCAGCGTTGTGCGCTATGGCGTCCCGGCCCGGCTGCTTCACATACTTGTCGGCAGCCAGTAGTAGGCCGCCAAGCATTGACGCCGGGTCTGGGGTCCAGAGTTGGCTGGCAAGGTATCGCACCTTGGATTCGACGGCCACAGCGGGAACTCCGGGGACGCCGGCAGCGGAAGCCCGGAACACTCCAGCCGCGCCGGCCGCCGCCCGCAACTCGTTGTAGTAGTCCAAAGCCAGCGACTCGGCCACCGAGCCATACTCGGACACCAGTAGCGGCATGAACTCCAGCAGCGCATCACGGACGGCTTCCGGCTTAGCCAGATCCAGCGTGCCGAAGAATCCCGCCATCTCATCACGGACCAGCTTGGACAGTCCGGCATTAGCAGCCCGGAACTGCTCAATGACCGGATCAGCCATCGCTACGGATTCTCACGGATCGTGATAGGCGAGCCCGGCATGAACTTGACACCGACAAGGCCCGAACGTTCGGCGGCGTCGCCAGCATCAACACCAGCGCGACGGAGAACACCAAGCGCGTCAGCCCGCGCCTTGAGGATCTGCGCATTCTTGAGCTCATCGACACCTCCTGCAACCTGCTGGCCATCACTGAACACTGGAGCGGCGGACGACTTGGAAGCCGCAACGAGAGCATCAAGACGCTGGCTGGACTGTGTGCGCTTCACATACGCGAGGTTCCGCTCGATCTGCGACTTCGACAAGCCGTATTCCTCCATGGCAACCTCAGGATCACCATTCGGGAAAGCCGTCGTGTACTTCATGGCCGCATCGGCGCGCGCCGCACGAGTAGGTGTGCCAGCGTTCGCAAAATTGGCAGACAGTCCGCGCAACTCAGCCGCCATGCCATCCGAGATCCCGTCATACTTGACGGCAAGGATCGTCCGGGCCAGCTTCTCGTGAGCGATCTTGTAACTCAGATCCCGCTCATACTCGACCATCGCAACCATGTCCGACTCGCTGGCCAGGATCGCATCAGCAGAAGACGGATTGTCATGGATGATGCCGAGATAGCCAACCGGGATGGATAGCTCACTGGAGACCATTAGGCCGATGGTTCGCATCATCTCGGAGTGTGGCTGCATCGAAGCCTGCTGAAGCTGCTTGATATCCGGGCGGACAAGCTTCTGCTCATCCTCATCAAACACGTCAGGCAGAGCCCACATGCCACCAATCAGCGCCTCAAGCGGCGAAATGCGCTTACCATCCGGGCCAGTGAAGTGCGCCTCGTCAGCGCCAAGCAATGCCCTTTGCGGGGCAGAGAAGAACTCGGCAGTAACTTCCTGCCGGAGCATCGTCCGGACACCCTTGTCGATGTAACCCATCAGCGGGCGCGTAACACGTGAACGGCCGAACTGGCGGGACAATGACCATCCCCAGATGTACGGGATGCAAGGAATCAGGCCGGACAGGTTATCAACCTCGCGTGTGACCATCCAGCCATCCCGGCCAGACTCCACACGCAACGTCTTGCCTGGAACGTACAGCAGGCCCTTGACAGCCGAAACCATCTCAAGGGCCAAGGTGACACGGTTTGTCCGGGCATCAACCTCGGCAGTAGCCTCAAGCGCCGTCCGAGCCGCAACAATCACGTCAGGCTCGCCAAGTGTCGTATCGCCCGGGGTCACGAAAACGAAAGCCACCGAATGCCACAACGATGACTCAATGGCCATCCGCTCAATCGCGGCAAGATAGTTGTCCTCGAACGTCTCATTGACTTCATCGAGCAGAGTGGACGGCCGGGGGAGCGTGAACCCGTCGGGGCGGATCCGGGCAGCCGGGACGCTGATACCCTTAGCCGCCCAACCAATCGGGGTCTGAAAGTCAATCATGTGTGGCGGAACAGAGAACCCGATCTTGTCCAGACGCTTCTTGGATTCAACATACGAATCCCGAAGCTTATTACGGGATCCCTTGCGCCGAATCGTGGAAAGCATCCGGTAAAACGCCGCGGACTCTTCAAATGTGAGCTTCCGGAGAATGTCAGTAGCCAACAGCGTCACTCCTAACCAACAATTGCGTGTCTTTTCTTCCTGCCAGAAGCAGGGAGGCGACGTTTAGCGAACTTCAGCGCCCCGAAGTGGGCGCATGTGATGGAGACGATGGGAGATAGATCAACGTCAAGGCTCAGGCGGTTCCATTTGAACGAGCCCGGACGATTCTTGATCTGGTCTTGAACCGTATTCTTTGCCGAAAGATCAAGATGCTCCTGCCCAAAATGCGTGATCGAAGGGTGCTTCTCGACGGCCTCACGCAGCAACACGCAGGCCTGGGAATACTCATTGGCATCGAGAATCCGAACAAGCATCTTCTTGTTCTTCAATGCGGCCTCCAATATCGGACGGGCCGGAGAGTATGCATCGATCACGACCGGGACGTGGCGTTTGGCGCGCGTCCATAGCCACTCCACAAGAGCAGTCGTGCCGGCCTCATCAAACGGCGCATCAGCGGCGACCTCAAGGTGCACGCCGCTATCATCCGAGAATGTCGCAACACCTATCGAGACCTTCGTGCGCTCCGGATTCATATCCACGCCATAGGCAGCCACCGGCCACTCGGGATCAGGATGCTCGATGGCTAGGTCATCCCATTTCTTCGGAGTGAACGCCAGCTTGCCAAGCTGGATCTCATCCCAAATGCCAAGCGCCTCACGCATGAACGAATCAGGAGAAAGCTTCCGGCGCATGCGAAGCATCGCTGCTTCCTTCGTGCGCTGAGGGTACGAAGGATTTGCCTTCCGCCATTGGGCGCGATCATCGGGATCAGCCTTAGGGTCGGCGCTGAATTCGATATACAGGGCATCAGGAGCTTCCCCATTCAGGGCAGCGCGGCGTGCATCCTGAAATATCTCAGACGGATCAATCGGCTTCGGCGGAGTGCCGATCATAATTGTCAACGCATTAGACGAAGCGTTCTGCGCTGGAATCATGTCGTCAATAGAGCGCTCAGTGAGAATCTGCGCCTCGTCAAAGACCACAACGTCAAGCTTCGTGAAACCACGCCCAAAGCCGCGCTCCCGGGCCCCAAAAACGACGCGTGAGCCGTTCTTGAACTCGATCTTCTGCTCACTGCCGTTATCCGGAGTGCGGTCAATATGCGGCGCCATTGTCGGCGTCGCAGCCATCGACTTCATGCCATCGAAAGTCTCATCAGCAGTCGAAGCGCGGTGCGCCGTCCAAACCACCGTCAAGCCGGGATAGATGATGCACAAGGCAAAAACAATCCAGCCGATCATGAACGTCTTGCCAACCTGGCGAGGAATGCTGATCGTCACGCCGCCGACAGTCGTCGCATACAGCCCATCAGCACCCTTGGACAGAATCAGTTGAGCCGAGCCCTGCTGCCACGAATCAAAGGTAATTCCGAGCTCGCGGCACGTATCCCGAACCGCCGGCCAACCTGTTGAAACAATTCCTTCCGGCACAATCACATGCCGGGCAGACTCAAACAGCGTAGGGGTCGAACTCCTCGTCATCAGTCTCAGCCGCCTTGCTCAGGTCATCACCCTCGGCCGCCTTCGATAGCTGATCAATCTCCTTCGAGATCTCACGCACCTGACGCGTCAAAGCAGCCAGGTCGCGGGCCAACGTATTTTCGCTCTCCATATGCGTCACCAAAATCAGGCGCATAGCCTTCAACTCATCAAGGCGCGTCCCAAACTCCGTAGCCTCACGCAAAGACATCGCCCGCGCAGGGACGTCATCCTCAGTAGCAATCCGCACCGGAGACAACTGCCTTTTTCCAGCCACGTGAACCACCACCTAACTGATGAGACACCGCCGGCCATCTGTGGAAAACGGCGCATGAGTGAAACTGGCACTATGCCAGTGGGTGGGCTAAGCCGGGGGTGGGGAGGGGACCCTCCCCACCCCCTTTTTGGGGTTTTGGGATAAGAAAAAGCTTTATTTGGGGTTATCCACAGGCCGCAAACGCCTCATATGCCCTTGTGGCAACGTCTGAATCGTTGGCTTGCCGGTTGCCCCTTGCGCTATTGCACCATCTATGGGCCAGCCTGAGGGCTTCTGGGGAGTGATCTGGAGCCGACTGATGCGACTGCGGCACGATGTGGTCAAGCGATGCAGCCCAGTTGTCCTGATGATGGAGCGTCGAGTCCACTGGCATTAGACATATCTGGCATGTCCACTCTCTATTTGGCTATTGGGTCACCATTGGCGACTGGTCTTGATCGGCTTTAGTGCCACTACTTTCGAGTGGCCTGGCATCTTATTCCCGCGCTTCTGATTGCACAGCCTGTGAGCCAGTCGGCAGTTCTTACGATCGAACGGTGAGCCGCCCCGAGATACCGGGATGACCTCGTCAACCTCTGGCGAGCCTGGCTGGCCATGCGGAAGCGTTTTATCCACCACGACGCTGCACAACCAGCAGTGCGTCTCTTCTCTGAGTACGCACGCCCTGATCTTGTCCCTCAGGCTGCCATTGGATCGGCGCGGGTTAGCCTTCGTTGCCATGCTCGGCGTCGATCTGATCGAGCAACGCAGTGCGCACAGCCCCGTCAGCGTCACGCACAGTGAGCACATGGCCTTCAACCTCGGTAACGGTCCACGGCTGCCCGGCCGCACTAACGGTGTCGCCTACCTTGACGGCGGGCTCAGTGTCTCGTGCTGCCATGGTGTGCTCCTTTTGGTTGGCGATCTACTAACTAGGCCGCGTTCTCGATTGTTGACCGGCAGTGCGTTCGATCTGGTGGGCTGGGGCGGCTTTGCACCGCCGACGATTTCAGGTCGCCCTCATTTATCCAGCCCTCCCGCGTTCATGTCCGCGGGCTATTCAGTTATGAGCGTGTTGTGCCAGGCCCCGGCTCGGCGCGCCTTACCGGGGTCCAGCGTTGCGATAGTCACCAGCTACCGCGCTTGCTTTCCCGCTATGCGGGGAAGTTTGCTCCTGCATGGAGTAGGCGCGTAGCGTCGCCTCGTTCTTAGACCGCCGTCAAGCTCGGTTCTCCGCAGTCCACCTAAGGACTACATCACCCGGCTTGCCGTTCGCCAGCACGTTTAGGAAACTTGCCCTAGTACCTGACAGCAGCCTCCATGCAGGAGGGTGTGTTGAGGCCGCGACGCATGGGGGTTGTCGCGGCTTCAAGAATGTGGGGGGCGCTATGCGGCGCGGTCGGCGGCGTTGTGGGTGAACAACTCATTCCGCTTAGCGATCACCGCGGCCTCTGCTTCGTCAATGCTTGCGAATAGTCCAACATGAAACTTTCTGCCATGGTGGGTAACCTCAGCTCTCCACTTACCCCGAGTCTTCATCCATACGACTCCACGCACGCCAGACTTACTTAGCGCGGTTGCGCCTCGCCTATTCTGGCGATTTTGACTCGGCGTCGCTGGTCTCAGGTGGGCTGGATTTACGCACGATGTATTGAAGCATGTATGGTCAATCTCCATCAATGGGTCGATGGACCCGCGGTCAATAAGGTATGACACCCTATGCGCGCCAATCATTCGCCCGAGAATTCTGAACCGGCCATAGCCGCCTCGGTCGGCGTCAATCTTCGCGGTCCACGTCCAGCAGTCGCCAGACTTATCTACCTTCGCCCAAAATCGTTCAATGTCCGCGGGAGATGTGCCATGCATGTCCAAGCGATTCCTCCTAGGAATGCGAAAGGCCCGCACCTAGGAGGATGCGGGCCTTTCTGGCCGGGGTAATTAGTCCCGGATTCTTTTATGCAGATTGTGGGCCGGCGCCATCCCGGCGAGCGGCAGTTGTCCGTAGGCTGGACTGCCAGATGTTGACCCTCCATGGTCCGGGTGGAAGTTCCGGGACATAAAGAAAGGCCAGTCGCGTGGACCGGCCTGATTGAGAGTTCTTCCCTCGATTTGACACACTATCTTATTTAACCGGGTCGTGCTAGTTCCCGGCGCGCGTGTCGTGCCATGCGTCGAGCACTTCATGCGGGTGATAGGTGGGCTGTGGGTGGGTGGTGTGCGGTTTGAGCTTCCCACGCCTCGCCCAGTTGCGGATGTCCATGCTTGTGATTGCGATCTTGGCATGGGTGCGGAGCCATGGCAGTAGCTCGCGGGTTGGCATAGGTGGTGCGATGTTGCGGACGCGTTCGCGTAGCGCGGCGATATTGATGGGCGGATCTTCGGGGCCGCTGACTAGGTGCTCGGCTTTGGTTACCCAGTCTTGGATGATCCATGCGAGTCCCGCGGCCCGTTCGTCCTCTGCGTAGGTTTTCGCGTTCCATCCCACGCTCCGGAGGTTAGCTTGCAGTTGGAGCGCGTCAAGGTTGAGCGGTGCGGCGCTAACTGGCTTGCCACCACTGTTCCATCCGCCACCAACGGGCCTGACGTTATCGAGCTTGGAGATGGTCACACCAAGCGCTTGGATGAGTGCCGGAACCTGATCAAGCCATGCTTGCAAGTCCCGGACACATTGCGTGCACAGGTAAGTGCTCGTCATGTTGCGGCAATCCTCGGTGGTGCATTCGAGCGTCATTCGGCCGCCTCGCAATCGCACGGCTTTGTCAGCCAGCATCTGGTGCAGACATCGGCCTTGCGTACGGGTCGAGTGGATCCCTCGCAGTCAACATGCACGATGGCATCATCTGCGTAGGTGGCCAGGTCGCCAACGTGGATGCGGTCATCACAAGCGCCGCATGTCCCGGTGTACTTTGCTTCGAACTGGATCATCCCCTCACCTCCCGCACGTCAAACGCCTTAGTCCCGAGCGCCAGCACCCTCTCGTCCCCGTCGTCGTCCCAGAATCCAATCCGGCCGGCGTCGTAGATGTAGATTTCGTGGGCACTGATTTCGCGTTCGGGTGCGTCGGGATAGGTGCGGTAGATGAACTTGCGGCGCGGGCGTGGTTCGGGCGGCTGCTTGGCGGTCATGTCGTCGAAGAGGCTCAAGATTCCTCCCAAAATACGATGACGCTTTCATCGTCCGAGTCCACTCGGATCACGTCATCCCAGTCATTGCTGAGACCGGAAGCTTCCCGATCTCCCGCGGCCATGCGCATGGCCAGCTTCACGTCAGACCAGCAGGCGGGCGCGGTGATGTAGTACTCGTGGCGGGTGGTTACTCTCGTGCGCTGCTCAACTGCGCTCATGCCAGCTCCTCGATTGTGAATGTGATTGAGTCCGGCGCAGCAGTTCCGCGTCGATGATCCGGGCCCACGACTTCCCGCCACGAGTCGTCAGGGATCACCCCGGCGTCAACGATCCCGTCAACGCACGCTTTCGTCGTTGGTGCCAGGTTGTTTGGATCCCAGCGCCGATTGCCCGGCTTGTTGATCGCGGCAGTGATCCGCACGGGGATGGTGAGTTCGATTCCGGCGATTACGCGTCTGGCTTCGTTCGCGGCAGCTTGCCGCCATGCTCGCGTGAGTTCGGCCTTCGCGTGGTGGTGCAATCGGTCGTTCGAGTTGATGAACTTGCACGGTGCCGGGACGGTGAAGATGAACGTTCGCGGTGTCATGCGCGCTCCCGTTTCTGGATCTCGCGCTTGATGTAAAACTCGGCTTTCCTCAAGTCCTCTATGGCGTCATTCTTGAGGTCGGCCCGCCATATGTACTTGATGGCGTTTCCGAGATTGAAGCCCATGTGCTCAGTGATCTGGATGCACTCGACGCCGGATGGATGGCTGACGTAGTGAGGCGGATGGTTCACGGCGTCCATATAGTCGGCCGCAAGTTTCTTGGCGATCCCGCTGAGGGTTGATGCATGGTCGTCCGGATCGCTAGGCGCCTCTCTGAGCGCCCCAAATTCCCCTCCCGGCACTTCCACCCCTTCAGCCACTCCCGTAGCGCCCTGCGTGGAAGTCTGCGGCTCCGGTTCGGCAAGGATGAGTTCGTGGGCGGCGTACCAGAGCGGATATCCGGCAAACAGGCCACTAACGCGGAATGGCCGGTCCGGTGCGGCGTCGATCTCCACCACCATGCCCACCTCATCGAAGTAGCGATCCGTGCGGCTGATGACGCGGACGTGATCACCGATTTTGAATTTCACGAGCTCCTACTTCCGGAGGTTGGCGAGGGTGCGGGTGAGGTCCATCGACTTGCGGCGTAGCGTGCCTGACTCGGGTGAGCCGTACGAGTAGTCGTTGGCGGTCGATGCCCGGATGTCGTACTGCTTCGAGTGGTAGTTGTACGTGGCGCGTTCGCCGTCGAGTCGCTCAAGTAGCGCCTCGCACGCAATGACGAGTTCCCTTGCTTCGGCTTTCGTGCGTTCGATCTTGCCTCGGGTCATACTCATTGGTTGTTCCCTTCGGATGTGTGTGAAGCCGCCCCGGTTGGGACGGCTTCGATGGGTGGTTGGTTTGGCTCTTCGGGTACTGGTCGCAGTTCGCCAGCCCGGTCACGCCAGTTATCACGGAAGTGCTGGGCCATACGGAATAGCCCAAGCCGCTGCTCCCAAGTCATACCGGGCATGTCGCCAGCCGCCCAGTAGTTATTCGCTACCCATTCCCCGGCGCCGCCGTAATAGCATTCGTTGTAGTAGCCGTCAGCGGCGTTGATGTGCTTGCGGAAAACGTTGCAGTGTGTGCACGCGATATTCGTGAAGAAGTCGCCTTCCCAACTGCCCGCCGTTCGGTGGTAGGTCTCTCCGGGGTCGATGCTGCGAAAGCACTCTTCGCAGATGTGCCTCTTTCGGGCCCTGCCCGTTTTCGTGCTTGCAAAGCTCATGGTTCCTCGCTTTCTGGTTCGTGGTGTTTGCCGATGCGGTCGGCGGGGCGGATGCCTGCTTTGACGTCCGCCCAGCATCCGGAGCAGTTTGGCGCTTCCTTGCCGATGTGGTCCGGGCAGTCGGGCGCTCGTGGTTTCTTGCCTTTCACTTCCGGAACATCCCAGTGACTCCCTGCCATGAAGATCACAGCGGGCGACTTGACTGCCGGGTTCAATGCCGCCTTCACCGCAGCGAACACGAGATCCCGGTATGGATGCTCGGCGCGGTGATCCCACAGGAGTTTGAGCAGTTGAGGAGGCTTCCAATCTCCTGGTCTGATTTCTGCGAGTACAGCGGCCAGCGCGTTGGCTTGTGCGTTGGTCATGGGCTCGGTGGCTGTCACGGCATTCCTTTGCATTTTGTCGAGGTAAAAAAATCGTCGTCGAACGTCGCGGCCTTGCGCGTTACCCAACTGGACGATTCGACGATTTTCCTTACCCCTGATTCTTTAAAAGCCAACCCAAAGCTCAAGGTGAGGGGAGAGTGTTAATGGTTATGGTTATGGTGCTTATTTTGGGTTACACGTTTGTTATCCGTTTGCTATAGCGTTTTGTAAGCGGCCGCTTATCGCTTGGTTACGGTTTCGCTTATGCTGCGTCGGGTGGCAGGTTGCATAGTTCGCAGTCGTCCTTGAACATGCCGCGGTCAACATGCCATCGTTTGTGGGCTGATTCCTTGCCCCCGCGGCTGCCTCGTTCTGCCTTCTCTGTCTTCAATTTGTGGATCTGCTCTTTCGAGTTCTGATGGCTGAGGTAGTCGTGAAGCTGGTAGCCGCCGTCAACCTCTTCGACCAGGCCCTTGGCAATGAGCTCCTTTCCGGCACTTATCCCGCGCATATTGAGCTCATCCTTGGAGAATCGCCCGTCACTTTGCGCTTCGTTGCAGTCGGCAATGAGCTCGACGTGCAGCCGGAACGCTTTGTCACTCAGCGTCCGGATCTTGCGGTGCCGTGGGTATTCATTCGTCACGGTGAAGTAGGGGCGAGTGTCCTTCGCCAACGGTTACTCCTTTCTTGTATGGATCGTGGCTACATCTCCGCCAATGCCTTATTGAAGTCCACTGCGCTGCCGGGGCGCGGCTTTTGCGTTCGGTCGATGGCGGTGGGGAATGTCGGATCGTAAATCCGCGGGTAGCCGTAGGACTCGCGGCACGTGCGGCAGTAGGCGAAGTAGAACGATTCCTTTTCGTCCCGCGGATTACGCGTTGCACCGCCGCCGTCGTAGCCGTTGCCGCCGCACCATCCGCAGCTTTGCCCAGACGCCCATACGCACGTGTGCACGGTGAATGGTGGGCTAGGTTCAGGTGTGCCAAGTTCGGCAAAGATGTCCACCTGCCCGGCGATCTGCTCCATCACGCCGCCCTCTTCCTGGTCCACCATCCGGCAGCTTCCCTAGCCGCCGCTTCTAGCCCCTCACGCCCGCCGTGCACAATCGGTGGCAGCGCTAACTGTCCCCGCGCCGTGGTGGTCCGTTCGCGTGCTTGCTGGAGCTGCATAGTGACCAGTTCCTTGCGGCGCTTGAGTCGGTGGAGGTCCTGCTCGACGTCGCAAAGATCGGCCAGTTCCCGTTCGGCGCGTTCAAGTTCAGCCGCCGCGATCTGCTGGCTGATCCGGAGCGCGTCAAGGTGGGCGCGCTTGGTGTTGTGGGTGTAGGTCATGACGGCATCCGGACGGGCATGATCAAGTGCTTGGGCGACTCGGGATCATTGATCTCAAGGCCGCCCGACGTGAACAGGAACGGCTTCGGCAGGGTGGTGTATGAGATGCGAACCCTGTCAGTAGCTATCTGCTGGAGGGCTTCCGCGAGGTAGCGCGGATTGAAGGCGCACTTGATCTCGTCCGCGAGTCCGGCGATAACTCCACCGGCAGCAACCGGGGCCTTCGCCGGGCCGAATAGCCCGTAGCTGAAGGTCACTTCAGCCCCACTTGCGGACATGCTTATGATGCAGGGCGCATGCTGCTCGTTCATCCTTTGTGCCACGCGGGTGGACTCCAAGAGCACTAGCCGGTCGAACTCGAAAGACGCCGTGACGGTCTCCGGAAATAGGGTCTTGATCTTGGGGTACGTGCCATCAATGGCCATGGCGGTGAATGTTGCGGCGTCAGTCTTGATGATGATGCGACCATCGCCAATGCCAAGCAGGATCTCGCCGCCAATCAAGAATCGATCTATCGCTTTGACGGCCCTGCGCCCAAGTATGAACGCGCCGGAGCCTTCACCTTTGCCGCTCGCGTGATCCTCGGCCAGCCTGTAGCGGTCGGTGGCCAGGAACTCGGCAGCTCCACTAGATAGCGACACCTGGACACTTTCGAGGATTGGCGTCGTCTCATCCATGGATGCGGCGATGGATACCCTGCGCAGCGCATTCCTAAGCTCACCGGCTGGCAGTATTGTGTACGCTTCGAGCTCAGGTGCGGGGATCTCTGGATAGTCAGCTATGGGCATCGTCTCGGCGTGGAGTTCATACCCACATGCGGAAACCGTTACCTTCTCGCCATCCAAGGAGACCGTCACGGGCGCGGTCTTCACCTTGCCTGTCGTGGTTCGGATTGCGTCCATCAGCCAGCGGTAGGAGACGAGAAGTGGGGCACCTTCTCCGGCCGATTCGGTAAGCGTAGTCACTGCCGATGTCTCGAAGTCGCAGCCGGAGAGGGCGCCGGTTGCGGGGTCGATGTGAACGCTGTAGAGGATGGCTATGGACTTCTTGCCAGCCATCGCTGGGGAAAGTCGCGTCAGTGCGGCGATCCAGTCTTTAGCTGATGCGGTGATTGATTGCGTGCTCATTGCTTGCTCCTTGGGTTCTGGTGTCCGCGTCGTTCGCGGGTGATGTTTCCGATTGCTTCATTTGCGGTCGGGTCCCGATGCGTGATCACGGCGCCGCTACTTGGCGCGGCTACCTTGAGCCAGTCGCCCCAGTGGCAGGCGCATGTGCCGGACAGTGCGCAACCGTAGGGCGACCAGCAGCAGCCGCGGGAGCAGGGGCTCATGCGGCCCCGGAGTGCGTGATGTGGCGTTCGATCTCGTTCACGTCGTAGCCGCTCCAATGCACGTCGCCCTCGATGGTGGATACGTAGACGACCGGGGCCGCTGAGAATCCGAGCCCCTTGATGAATTCGAGTGCGCCACTGTCTTGGGAGACGTCAACCTTCGTGAATTCGACGCCCTCCTTCTTGAATTTCCGCTCGATTGCAGTGCATTGGACGCAATCGGGCTTGCCATACAGGACGACAGCGGCGGAATTGCGGGCGTGGATGCGTGGTGACAGGTCGGTGATGGTCATGGGAGTCCTTTGGGTATGAGTGCGGCGCCCGACATGTGCCAGGCGCCGCGTTTGGGGCATGAAAAAACCGCCTATGTGGCGGCATGGGATTTAGTGCAGTCGTGCTAGAACGGTGCTGAACTGTCGGCAGGTGGCCATCCGCCCGCATTGGTTTGCGGTGCGGCCCACGGATCTGACGCTTGCGGACTAGAACGAGGCTGGGTCGCGTTCCATTCATTGCCGCCTTGACTAGAACCGGCCAACTTTTGCCGATCCTTGTTGCTGGTGAGGATTTCAATTGCGGACGCCTTGACGTCAAGCGATACGCCAGGTCCATTGGTGCCGTCATAGTCGCGCTTGTAGAACTGGCCGTAGACCTTGACTCGGACGCCGGACTTGAGATGGTCTGCCAGGAACTCGGCAGTGGATCCCCAGAGCTCGACGCGGAACCATTGTTCGGTAACTTTCTCCCATCCGCCATTGCCGTCCTTTTTGGACTTGGTATCGGCGGCGCGAAAGTTCAGGACCGGGGAGCCGCTGACTGTATAGCGAATCTCGCTGTCAGCGCCAAGGTTGCCGGTGAATATGATTTCGGCCATTACGCGCGCACCGCCCCGTCCTCGATAACAATCCCGCGGCCATCTCCGTCGCCCACCATTTCTATCCAGACTTGGAAATCGTTGGACTTGGCAACTTCCTCCACAAGCGCGAGGTTGTCCGAGTCCAGCAGCGAGCCGTCCGCGATACGGATTACCCGCAGCTTCGGATTCAGCGCGATTGCCATAGCCAGCGAGACGCGCAACTGCTCGGCGCCGGATGCCTGCTTGAACGGCACGCCCTGATAGGTCACGCCCGAATCGTCAAAGCCGAGTCCTTCGATTGGGAAGACGGCGGCGGCGAGTCCGCCCGCTTTCTGATAGTCGATCTCTGTCAGCGCGTCCGTGAGTTCAGCGGCTTCGTGCTTGGCAGCATCAAGGCTTGCGTGGACATCCATGCCAGTCTTGTGGTGGCGGATGGCGGCGTTGACATCTTCGGCGCCGTCGATCTGAGCCTGGATCGCGTCAATGTCTACTTTGGGCGGTGCTGAATCGGCGCGGTCTATTGCGTCGGCAAGCTGTCGCTCGGCGTCCACAAGCTCGCGCTTGACGCGCTCCACCTTTTCCGCCCATCCGTCGCGAGCCGTTCGGGCTACGTCGATGTTGTGATTGAGCGACTGTCCGTCGCGGTAGGCAGTAATGAGCGCGGATACGCTGACTTCTTCCTTGGGCAGGTCAGCCAGCGAGCCGGTGAACTCGGATGCACGGGCTGCCAGTTCCTTGACGCGGCGGTTGGCGTCAGTGCGCCGGTCGAACAATTCCTTGCGCTCGGCTGCCAGCTCGTCAATGTCGAACGGCAGGTCAACGAGATCCAGCAGCGTGGCGAGCTGGTCGCGGTCGGACAACTGAGTGAATGCCAGCGGGTCAAGGGATAGCTTGCCGAGTAGGTCGTCAAGCTTGGCCTGCCCCTTGGAGTACACGGCGCCATCATGAGACTTCACCGTGAGCGTCGATCCGGAGGCGGTGAATTTGCGGGTGACGATCAGATCCTCAGTTTCGAGGACGATCTCTGCGCGGTCCTCACCATCCCGAATCGGCTTCGGCGTGGTCTTGGCATTCACTCCACCAAGGGCCGCGGTGATGCTATCGAGGATGGACGTCTTACCCTGCCCGTTCTTGCCCGCGACGATAACAAGGTTGCCGTCCGGGTCCGGGGCGATCTCCACGGCTTTGAGCCTTTTGTAGTTGGTCGATTCGAGTCGGATAATCTTGCTCATGCTTGCGATTCCTTTGCTGCTTGTACGTATTCGAGGATGTGACTTGGCGCGTTCTGCCCGGTCAGCCATGCGAGGTATTCGGCGGTCTTGCCCTCGGTGACGGCGCGCTTTGTCTGGGCCACGACGTCGGCGGGGATCTCGTTGGATGGGGCGGCTTGTGTGGGTGCGGCGTCAGGGAGGGGCTGGACGGTGAACATTGCGCTGCGGCCCTTCTTGATGAGCAGCGGCACCTTCAGCGGCTTATCGATGCCGGACATGTGGCTGATACGAGATCCGCCAACAGCAGCGCCGCCGAACTCTACGGACGGATCGCAGTAGAGCGTGACGCGCTGACCGACGTAAGCGGTAGTCTTGCCGCCCCATGCAGCCACGATCACCCTCCGCATTGATTTACCCGGCCGCCATACTCGGGGGAAATCGGCAAGGTGGAAGTTGAACGGTTGCTCTGCGTTGTACTTGCTGACCCTTTCGATGGTGAAGGTGCGCGGGCCGCCTAGCAGGTCCACGGCGTCCAGCTGGTCGCTCTTTGGCGCCAGGCTGTCTGTCATGTCGAGGTCCATCGTCATGCTGCCTTCCTTAGGGCTCGTGCCTTGCGGCGCTTGTTTTCGGAGTGGCGCCTACCGCATTCGCGACAGAGTCGGTGTTGTCGTCCACTCGGGTATACGTAGGTGTTCTCGATGTTGTACGGGTGCCCTGATGGGCAGTGGGTCACGCCTGCATTGCCGCCTTCATTGCGCGACATATCCCGCATGTTGTCCGTGCGGGTGCCCCAGCGGAGGTTGCTTAGGTGGTTGTTGTTATGGTCGTCATCCCAATGCAGTGACTCCATGCCTTCGGGGCAGGGGCCTACGAACGCCTCAAGAACCAACCGATAGGGGTATGCGTCAACCGTCCTTGCGTTATACGCCAGGCTTACGCGAGGGCGACCGTTTGGCAGAGGTCTTTCCTTGAGGATCCGCCCGCGGAGCCTGTTGCCGTGCGACGTCTTCCTGTCGAGACTGCGCACCCTGCCGTGATCCGATACGTCATAGACGCCTACGTAGCCAACTACGGGGAGCCAGCGTTCCTCCATCAAAAAATCTCCATCTCAGGGAATAGGTCAATGCGCTCAGTTGCGGGCAGTCCTGCGACGCGGGCGCGGTACGAGGCGATCATTACCTCAGCTACGGCCTCGAGAGCTTCCACGGCCTCTTTGATCGCCGCCTGCCATTTCTCGTCAGGCTCTACGCGCTTGCTCCACAGCGGCATCCCGCCGTTGTAAGAGATGAAGTCAAGCCATTCACGGCCCGACACCAGCAGGCCCGTTTGGCACTGAGCCATGTACTCAAGCGGGACCTCGTCGGCCAGGATCGTTGCAAGGTGCTTCTTCTGGCGCGGTGACTTGATCTCAATCAAGCCGTCGTCGCCTATCAAGCCATCGGGGGAAAACCCAATCGTGTAGCCGCCGAAGTCGCGGGTCATGAATCCGACTTCGGTAGCGGGCGCGTAGTTCTCGCTGTAGATGTCACGGGCGAACGGCTCTGACATTGTGCCGCGCTGCATATCGGCGTTCGGGTATACGGGCTCAACATGGCCCGTGATTCGCTCTGCTACGAGCGTCATCACCAGCGCCCGTGACGTTTCGTTGGCGGCAACCTTCAGTGTCTTGGCCGTGATCAACTGCCCGATGACTGATGCTGTCGGCATGCCGCATCGTGCGGCCAGCCATTCCGGCGATCCCTGTTCTAACTCTGTGAATATTTCCAAGCTCATTGCGTCCCCAATCTGGTCATAAAAAAGGAGCCCGTTTAGGCTCCGTCGTGGTGGCATTCCGTGCCGGTCAGTATTTGTTTGAGTCTGCCGAGGTCGATAACCCACGTCCCGGCCATTTGTTCGATGGCGAACACGGCGCGGCGGTTGCGTTCCTCAGCTTCACAGTCAGGCATCACTCATTCCCTGCCCCGTTCAGCCGCAGGTAGTTGGGCGGTGCGCTTGTCCTCGTGGTTGAACGGGCCGCCGCAGAACAGTGTCCCGTCCTCGTGCTGCACGGTGGTCAGCACCTTGCCCGGGAACAGGACGGACTGGGAGACGAACTCCCCGACCTTCAGTTGCTTGTCACAGTTTCGGCACTTCATAATGACCCACCCCGTTCAGCCGCAGCCCGCGCACGGAGGTAGTCACGCAGGAAGTCAGCGCCCGGAACGGAGCGTGTTGCGCGAGCGTGGTCAAGTAGCGCCTGCCAGCCCTCTTCCGCCGCCTCCTCCAGCGCTTCGGCCCGGATGATCGGAGCCGCAGCCGCAAGAGCCGCACGGGCTTCGGCTCGGTACTCGTCCTTCCCGTCGTCGAACTGGACGTTCCACGCGTAGCTGTCACTGACGTCCGGGAACTGGGCCGCACAGATTGCCCGCGCTGACGCTTCCACGGCTTCGTTGCTGATCGTCATGATGATGCCTCTCGGTAGGGATTCGTCACGTCGCCGAACGCGACGCCTACGGGGTCATTGAATGTAGCCGCCCGGCCCTCATCCCACGCGACTTCCCGCGCTTCCCGTACCGGACCAAACCCCGCAGCGGTGAGTTCTGCTTCGACGTGCAAGTTGTGCTCCTTGACGGACTCGCTGTGCAGTTCCCGCGTGTCGTAGAAGATGCCCTCACAAGCGCAGCATCGGTCGGCATATCTGAACTGGTGCTCCGCGAGCACGTCTGCCATGTCGCTCATGCGCCCTCCCCAGTGATCGCGGCAATGGTTTCGCAGGGCCAGAGCGATTCGCGGTAGGACCAGTCGCCGTCGCCAGCTTCGCTCAACTGCTCCGACTCGACGCGTCCACACTCGGCGCAGACCTCGAAGAACTCCACCTGGCTCTTCTGGTCGTCGCCCATGGCTTCGTCGTAGTCGTACTCGGCGGCCTCTTCGCGGGTGTCGAAACTGCCGGTCCAGTCAGGGTGGGTCCAGCGCTTCTCCGGCTTGTGCAGCGCCTCCACCCGGTCCAGCGCGGCCCGCTGCTCCCGAACCATGGTGAGGAGGGCCGGGATGTCCCGGGCTGAGTCCCACGCCATCTCCGCGTAGTCGGACGCTGCCAGACTCTCGTGCGTCATGGCATAGTCGCTCCGGGCTTCGATGGCGGCGAGCTGGTCAGGGGCCGTCATGCGGTCACTTCGCATTTGCTGTGTGTGAAGTCAGGTTCCCACATGACTGCCTTTGCGTTGGCCTGAGCCATCACCTCAAGGAACGTCAGCGGTGTCCCGTCCGGCCAAACATTGAACGGGTTCTGCGTGCACTCAAAGACTCGGGTGCGCTGGACTGTCTTGCCGCACACCGGGCACTCGCCCTTGCGGCGCGCCTGATGCTTCGCGACGGGGAAGCGGTAGGTCATGGTGCTCATGTGTTCGTTTCCTTTTCGTCATAGTGGGGGAGTGTGGCGAAACGGGTCCAGACCTCGACTTCGCGCTCCATGATCAGCTCGATGCACGATTCGCCGCGCACTGCCCTCTCATGGAAGGCGTGCGCCTGCCAATACTCGGCGGCCAGTTCGGCGTCCGTGAGGCGCTTGCCCTGTGCGTATCCGTCCGCGTGCGAGGCAGGGTAGGCCCAGAATCCATCAGGGCTGTTGTAGGTAGATTCCCTGCCGTACCGTCCGGGCTCCTTTTTGTACACGGTCAGTTCCAGTGCTTTCACTGCTCGGCCCTCTCTTCCTCATTCAAATCCCGGTAGTGTCGTGCGGCGGGTTCCCAGGATCTGGCCCGGTAGTCAGGCATCGGCGGCAACGGGGCCATGTGGTCGTAAGCTTCGGCGGCTGCGACGATGCCCCGTAACAGGACCTGCGCTGTGGTGGCCTCCACTGTCACGGTGTCCTGCCCGGCCTGTATGGCGAGGGCCTGATACTCGGCGGACGTCATGGCTGGGGCTCATGCAGGACGGTGGCGGGGAGGATGGAGCTTCCGTCCTTGGTCGAGCGAACGAACCCGCCGTCACCGCACTTCCATTGCTGATACTCACCGAACGGCGCCGGGTGCGCTGGGTAGTGCTGGAAGGCGCGGCCATTGCGGAGCACGACACTCCCAACCGGCAGCGCGTCCAGTTCCTCCACGGTGGTGATGGCGCGCGGCTTGGAGTAACCGGCGGCGAGTAGCGCGTCGGCTACTCCGCCCGCAACGTGAGTGACAATCTCGGCGGCAGTCTCCAAGTGGAGAGCTTTCATGTGCCGCGTTGCGAGGATGGTTCCTGCCAGCTCATCCCGTGCCGTCATGCCCCCACAACCTTCCATGCGATGTTTTCGCGTGCGTCTTTGCGGGCCAGTTCGGGGAGTGCTGCCCACTCGGGCTGAGTGATCCGCCGATCAGCCTCAGCAAGCCAGCCACCACGCAGCATGGGGGAATGGTCGTAGTCGAGCATGTCCAGCTTCGAACCCTGGACGGACTCATAAAACAAGGCACGCGCCACAGCCTCACGCCCGGACATGACAGCCGGTGATTGGCGCTTGATCGGCCGGGCGAACACGTCAGCCACGAACTGGCGGAGAGTCCACGGCGCGGCATGGGAGTTGGTGGTCATGATTCTTTCCTTTGGTCTTCGCGGAATCGCTCGTAAGCGTCGTCGCTACGGTCGTCTTCTTCGTGGGCGGGGCAGAGGTCGCCTACGTTAGGCACGTCGTTGTCGCAATATTCAGCGGGATTGTCGCGGGTCTGGCGGTAGGTTAGTGCGCAGCAGAAGCTCGTCATTTCCCCTCACACTCCACGCAGCCGGAAGTGGGCCCGTGCATCAGGTGGTACTCGTCGGCACGGTCAAGGGCCAATGCGCGCAGCGAGAGAGTGGCGAACACTGCGGCGAGGACTACGCACAAGAGGGTGGGCCAGCTCATGATTGGATTCCTTCTCTAATCCGGCGCTGCCAAACTCTCAGCACGCCGTTCTTGCGGGATTTGGATGTTGAGGTCTGGTAACCCACGGCCTCGATGAACCCGAGCGAACGGGCCCGGGAGAATGCTTGACCCGCCCAGTTGGCGACAGGTGGCCGGCGCAACTCTCGGGTGAGGTCATCGGCGGTCACGATGGTCTGCATGTGCGACAGGCCGATAATCGTGTTCAGGGCGTCTTCTGGCCACGAATCGTCCTCCATGACCATGGCTTTCACGGTCGCGGCCTAATCGGGTGGTGCACGATAATGTTGCCGGTTCGCTCGATGCGGTACTTGATCGGCGCGGCAGGAGGCGCGCACCACTTGGCGTGCCCGCCGCCGATCCTGGCGCAGTGCTGGCAGACGCTCATGCGCAGCTCACCCGGAGCTCTTGAAGAATGCTGTGCACGCCTCGGTCATCGCTGGTCATGGGGTCCTCGCAATCTGGGATAGTCGGTCAATGTCGGTCCGATTTGGTTGGCCATTTTCCGAGCGGACTTTTCCGGACTCGATCAGCCGGGAGATAAAGGACGGCGACACGTTCAACTCGCGTGCTGCGTCGTCCGTGGTCATGGCGTCGGCCGGGATCTCGCCACGGTGCGCGGCTCGGTCCTTATTCCCATGCCAGCCGCCCTGGTGGAAGTAGCCGCACTCGCACTTGTAGACGGCGAGCTTTAGATTGGTTTGCCGTAGGTTGTGCTTGGCTTGCGTGCGCGTATCGAAACAACGTGCGCGACGTCTTGATGCCTTGGCGGACGGCTACCTTTATCGTATTGTCGGGGATCATGCGGCCAACCGCTCAGCGTCGACGTTGGCCGATGCATCTTCGCCAGTGTTGTCCGTGTACTGGATGAACCGAACAAGCATCGGGTCGAACTCGCCACGCTTGAACTTGACGGCCAGCTTGTCAGCGCGGGACTTGGATAGGACCTCGCCATTCTCAGCGGCGATGTTTAGCAACGCGTCACGGATGTCGTTCTTATCGGCGGCGCGGTCAACGAATTTGAAAAACACAGAGTTCTCCCTAGGAAACTCGAGTCTCGAAAGACAAGAGGGGTCGGAAAGGGGCGGGGTGTTTGCCCTGAGTGGGCGAGGTGGTGCGGGTGGCCGGCGCTATGCGCTGCGGCTAGGGTGGTGCTGGGTGCTACTTGGGTGCGTCGGGGAGTGCTTCGAGCCAGGCTTTCAACTCGTCTGCGAGGATGACTGGCTTGGTGCCGATGTATCGGACGGTTAGATCATTGTTGGCGATCTTGCGGCGGAGTACGCTCACTGATGTGGATGCGACGTCGGCGGCTTCGGGGATGGAGTATGCGAGCTTCCCGCTCATGCCGCTGACCGCTTCATTGCGAGGTCGGCGGGAACGAGTTCTGAGGGCCATACTTCGAGTGCTGCGGCGATTTTGCGGAACTCGATGAAGTTGAGTAATCCGTCGCCGTCAAGCCTGCGGCATAGTGTCTTGTAGGGTATTCCGGTCTGGTCTGCTAGGGAGTTCTTACTAACCCCCTTCGCGTCGATTGCCTGGTTGATGAGGTCGATTTCGGTTCGGGGTGAGGGCTGCTTCGCCGTCATTGTCTTAGCCATGTGACTAACTGTACTTAGTCATTCGACTAAGCGCAAGCCCAAATCCAAGTAGCTTTCAGACGTGTAATTCGAGTACCGTTCGGCTTACCGGATTAGTCGATCTATTGCAAACTTGATCCAAATGACCATAAGCTAGCCATATGAATAACGCATTCGAGGGTTTAGAAGCTGCCTTGGCAACGCAAATCAAGGTGGAGCTTGTGGAGCGCGGGCTTGATCAGAAGACGCTAGCCGAGCGCGTAGGTATCCATCCGGTCACGATGACCAAGTACCTGAAGAATCAGCGGAGCATGCCCATGCCGGTCCTGATTGATATTTCAGCCACATTCGGCATCAGCCCTCGCGTATTGATGCAGCGAGCCGAAGCCAGGCTTCAGTCATCAGCTCGGACGGCGTAACTCCACCCGTCGTCGCCTGAATGCACAAGTCACGGACCGTTAATCCAGACATGACGGCGTGATGGATGACGTGGATGGTATGCACTGCGGTTGCCCCCAAGCTAAGAACACATATTCGTTTCCTTGAGACCATAGCCCACCCCTCTGACATTCAGTCGGGTGGGCTTTTTGGTGGAATCTGAAAGCCAGATTACCCCATATGCACGCGATTTATTAATCCGGCATCCTACTTGTGGGTATCCCTGAAGTGCGGTGGATTCTGCGCATATGGACTAGTCCAGCGCATATGCGGTATAACTGCTGGTCAAGGGGTTTTCTGCCCCATAGGAGCCATACAATGACGATCATGCCCTCTGGATCTGAGCCGCCCCCCGGCCCGTTCGCTCGCGCCGTCTCGGATGAGATACGGCTTGCCATGGCCCGGCATCGGGTGAGTGGTACGCGACTCGGGGAAATGATCGGACGTTCACAAAGCTATGTCTCAAAGCGACTGAATCACGGCGCGGCGTTCACGGCCAACGATGTCGATCTGAGTTGCAAAGTCTTAGGTGAGGATCTACTAACGCTGGTCACCGCCGCGGTCAGAGCTGCGCGGCGCTAGAACACGAAAAAGGCCCCCACCCGGAATGAGTGGGGGCCTTCTGTCTGGGCGTCACGCTTCGATCTGCGGCCGCAGCAGCGCGGACAGTGACTCCATGCCTTCATTGAGTCTCGCGGAGTCCGTGCGCGTCCGGTATGACCGCGTCATCTGCCGCGTGCTGTGTCCGACAATGGCCTGGATGATGTCTTCGGGGACGCCGGCCGCGTAGAGCAGATCCACGGTAGTGTGTCGGGCGCCGTGCAGCACAACATCTTCCGGGAGTTTCGCACCCACCATGAGCTTCTTCCATGCCTTGGTGACACGGTCTGGGTCCCATGGCCGGCCGTCCTCGCGGAACACGAGACCATCCGGAGCGTCCTGTCGATGCAGTTCAAGGATGGACTTGAGCGGTTCCACGAGCGGGATGACGCGCCAGCCAGAGCTCGACTTGGGCCGGGTTAGGTACAGCGTGGACTTGACCTGCCGGTACTCGAAGTCGTCCGGTGCCTTGGTGATGTCAGTGATCCGCTGCATCTGCCATGACAGGTCAATCTCATCCGTGACACGATCCCATTCAAGCCCGATGATTTCACCGCGGCGGGCCCCGGTCAGCAGGTACGTTGCCCAGAGCGCCCGGTCGGCACGCGGGGCCAGGTGCGCGAGTAGCTGGATGGATTGCTCAAGTGTGAGCGCGGACTGTTCGGTGACGCGCTTTCGGGGCCGAGACACCATGTCGCACGGGTTCGCGCTGATCTTCCCTTCCTGCATGGCGGCGGCGAGCATGACCGAGAGTGCGTTGTGCGCGAGTAGAACGTAGGTGCTCGACAGCATCACGGTTTCATCGGGGAGTTCGCGGCCGTCGCGCAGTTTGGGATCCTTGGGCGTGGTGGCCATGACCTCATGCAGGCGGCGGACATCCTGCGCGTTGATCTTCCCCAGCATCTTTTTGCCAAGGACGGGAATTACGTAGCCGTCGATGACCGTGCGGTATCCGGCTAGGGTGCGCGGCTTGATGTCCTTGGGCGCGATCCGGTCCATCCAGTGCGCTGCCCACTTTGCGAGCGTGATGCTCGACGTCGGTAGATCGCCCTGCTTTGCTAGCTCGGCCTGGATCTTCCGCAGCTCGTCAATGACGTCCTGCTTGACCTTCCGGCATACGACTTTGCGGCGCCGCTTCCCATCCAGTCCCGCGGGGAGCTCGATGGCGGTACACCATAGCCCATCGGCCCGCTTGTAGACCGCACCTTCCCCCTTGCCGCGGGTCTTCGGTTTACGGGCGGCAGGCTTAGCCATGGGTGATCCACCTCAGCAGTGCAACGGCGGGCTTGGATACTTCGGCGCGTATGCGCTTGATGGCTACGTAGGCATTGAAGTTCACATCGCGCCCACTGCGACGCGCTGCGCATAGAGCACGCTTAGCCCGCGGCAGTTCGTCCTCAAGGATTACGCAGGCGTGCACGAGGTCATCAGCACGCCAACTCATGAACGCGCCGACTTCCGGCGTGCGCTGAGTTCGCGATACTCGGTAGTCAGCCACTCGGAAGGCTGTTCGCCGCGGGCCTTGATCTTGCGGAGCGCGGCGCGATCTGCCTTCCAGTTAAGCTCGTCAACTTCGGTCCATTTGGATGTCATGTATCTACTATAGCCATAACTGTAGCCATTCCTAGAAGTTTCAGGGAGTTTCTTGGGTGACGGAAGGGGTCGAACTTTCCCTAGATTCCGCGTGTTCTAGGGGTCTACTGATTCGTAAAACGAATGGATTAATTATAACCGCACGACTCATAATCGTGAGGTCGGGAGATCGAGCCTCCCCACCGCTACCAGATATAAACCCCTAGAATCCGCGGGATTCTAGGGGTTTTCTGCATCCTCGGCGGGTGCCCATTTCGGCCCAACTATAGCCATCACTGTAGCCGATCATCATTTTATTGCCGTGGATCGCATGAGACTTTCAAGGACGCCCGCAGACCGAGGGGCACCAACGACGAAACGCGCCCGCCCACCGGAGTGGACGGGCGCGAACGTAGCATTTTCAGTTGGGGAACTTAACCGGTCTTACCTGCCCCTACACGGCGAGGATCTTTACCTCATCGAACGCCACGTCGCCTGTGTAGGCGTCGGGGAAGCGGGAGACGCGCAACATGAGGTTGGTGCAGGTCTTCGGGATGCAGAAGGGCACCCGCACCTTCGTCCACGCCTGTCCCGGTGTCAGCGTGATGCGCTTGTCGATGATGAACAGGGGCGTGCTGCCTGAGTTGTCCATCAGGTAGAAGCGGACCGTGCCTGAACCGACGCCGTCAGGCTGCTTTACCCATGCTTCGACTTGGAACGCGGCACCCTTGATCCCGGCCTCACTGGTGTAGGTGTAGGGCTGGTAGAGGTAGTTCGCGCCGGATGCTGCGGAGAACTTCAGGAAGTTCGTGCCGCTGTGACCGCCTGTCGTTTCGATGGTCACGCCGGTAGCGTTGTTCGCGGTCCACTTCCCGTACAGCGTCCCGGCAGGGACGATCCCTTCAAAGTCGGACTGCAGCAGCAGGTTCATGCGGTTGGTGCTGGACGGGTCAGCGAACGCCAGCCCTGACGGTGTGAGGACTTCCAGCACTCCGGCGTCCCGCTTGGTCACTGCGTAGTCCACCACGGCGGTGAAGTCAGCAATCGTCATGTAGCCCGGGAGCCCGATGTACTTGGGGTGGAACATCAGCTCCACACCGCCGACGTAATCGACGGCGAAGTCGATGTTTGCCTTCGCCTGGGCAAGCGTCATGGTGTCGAGCGTGGCGTGGCTGAGCATGAAGCAACCATTGGTGGGCAGGCGGCGGCGTGCGCCTTCTGCGCCACGGTCAATTTCGAGCAGACCATAGTTTGCCAGGAGCATCTGCCCGTTGGCCGAACTCATCTGCTCAATGGTTGTGAAGTTGGCGGAGTAGTTCGGGTCAAGCACACCAGTTACGCCGGGCATCTGGAATCCCATGACGTGGAGGTTCTGCGCATCAAGGTCGATGCGCGGCTGGACGATCTCGTTGTAGGCAGACAGTCCGCCCGTCGCCCCGTAGGGTGCCGGGTCTTTGTGCGTGGCGGAGTGTGCCCAGATTTCACAGCCCTCCCAGTGCATCATTCGTAGCTGGTCCCACGTTGTGGTGGTGGGCTCAATGTCGAGGGTGTTGCCGATAGCTCCGGTTACGACGCCAAGACCGCAGGAGATGCCCCGGTCACGGAGGATCGGCCATGTGGTGGAGCGGTGCTGGTCTAGCAAGTGGTCAACGCGGAACGCCACTACGCCCTTGCCGTTGGTTCCGATGACTCCGCCCTTGGCGCGGCGGACGTCTGCCACCCGGCCATGATGGATGCCCATCGTGTCGGCAGTCTTGCCCGCATAGAGCGGTGTGGTCTGGTCAAGAATCGTGGCAGATAGTGCCGCATTGAGAGCCGTCCCGCCAGTGGTCGCCTTGGCTGCCACATCAGCGTCCAGCGTGCTCACATTCTGCTTGCCGGTCAGGCTTACGATGCCCGTTGCCCCGTCCACGGATAGCACAGCAGCAGCCGGCGCGGTTACCGGGATGCTGATGGGCCCGCTCACGATGGCGTCAAGGTCAATCGTGGTCTGACCAACGAGTGGCGCAAAGTTCTTCTTGACCTCGCGGGTTTCGCCAGTCTCCACGGACCTGTATCGGATGATCGCGGTATAGGCCCAGTTCTTGAACGAGTTGCCGCCGGCGTCCGTGAACCCGTCCTGATCAACGTGAGGGACTGAGAACTGACCGGGAACGTCAGCCGATGCGGAACGGTTGGACGCGAACGCCAGGACCGGAGCGCCCGTTGCCGCCCACGTAATGTCGTGCGTCGGAATGAGCTGCAAGGACGTGATTACGTCGCCGCCAAGGAAGTCCTTCGGCACGCCATACGTGATCGTGCACTGTGAAATACCAGCGTCAAGAGGCATTGCGGTCTCCTACTTCTTATCGGGCGCGAGCCACGGGGCGAACTGGCGGATGAGGGAATCGACAACTGGGAGCGCCATGACGCGGGTGATGCCCGCGGCGACGAGTAGCGACGTCGCAACCCATGGGATGTCCGGGCCGAGTCCGAGGGTCTGGATGATGAGCGCCCAGGCGGCAGCGAGTCCCACAAGGAACGCGAACAGTGTTCGGATGGTTGCTCGCCACGGGTTGGCGGTCTGGGTGGACTGAGTAGGGGAGTGGTCGCCCATCATTTGCCGCCCACTGTGACATCCACGTGCACGCCGGATGCTAGCCCGTCCGCGACCGCCTTGGTGACAGCGTCCTGCAATGCAGTTTCCAGCTTGCCCGAGTCGATGCCCGGGGTGAACGCTGCAAGCGTGGCCACGGCCGTACGGATCACGTCCCGCGTTACCACGGCCCGCGCCTCAACTGCTTCCTGGATGAAGACCTTGTTCTCGAACGAGAACCCTGATGCTTGGATCAGTTCGCGGGTCACGACGTGCCGGCGCTCGATCTCTTCCTGAATGAATAGCTTGTCTTCGGTCGTGAGTGCCATGTCGTCTTCCTCCAAGGGTGTGATTGGTCCGCCCGCGTAGGACAGCGAGTCGAGCTCGATTACGGGGGTGCCCTCAACGTCCTCAGTCCAGCCGAGGTACGTTAGCGGGTTGTAGCGGGCGTAGGCGCGGATCAGGTCCGCCATGTCCGGGTGATGGGTTGGTGTCGTGGCGGTGGGGTGAGTTGTGGAGTACACGCTGCCGTCGGGCGCCCGGAGCGCCACATGACCATTAGGTTCAGTGGCCAGTGAGAACCACACCGGAACCCATGCGCCCGCGGGGAAGTCAGGGTTTCGATGCTTGGTGGCCGATCCATTCCAAGCCGCCGTCGCGGATCCGAACCTTTTGGGGACGGCAAATGCCTCATTGACATACGCCAGACACCAGCCCGGCTTGCATGGGATGTTCGGATTGGGGGTGATTAGCTGCTGCATGCCAGCCTCCTAGCTTTCGAGTTGTTCGCTGAGCCGCTGGGCAACCGGCAGTATGTCGTCCTGCACGGTGCGGGTTAGGACATCCGCCCGTTCACGCCGCTCAGCCGTCTCGGCAATGTGACTCTTGAGGGTCTTCTCGATCCGGTTTGTCTGGTCTCGCAAAGAAAGCCCGGAGTTGGCGAACAGTTCGTGCCGGATGGTCCCGAGCTGCGCCATGACGCCGGGCCGGGCCGCTTCGATCACGGCTCCGGATTCGTCCCTGCGTTCCGCAGCGCCGGACCAGTCGGCAGCAATGGTCTCCATGAACCTCAGGACCTTCCGCACCGGCTTCCAAGCCACCGCGATCACGGCCAGGCCAACGAGCGTGGCGGTCATGTCTCCAATGGTTAGGTTCGCCATCCACCCGGGCATATCAGGGCCGCCTAGCGATGTTCACGGATCCGGTGACGTTGACGGTCCCGACCGACTGGAATAGCTGTGGATAGACGGTCTGCCCGGCCGCCACGGTGATGTTGACAGAGAGTGTCGTCGTGTCCTCGTTGATCCCAAATGGAACCCGGGCATGGGCTGTTGCGCCGAGCCCCGAGGTAGCGTCCAACGAGATGAACGCCCGGCCATTGCTGACATTCGCGGAAAACTTCTGCGTGATGACAACGTCGTAATTACCGGCATCGCGGAACGTGATCCCGCCACCGCCGACGGTGACAAACGCGGCGTCCGTTGTCTTCGATGGAACGGCCGTGTGCGCACCAAGGTTCCAGACGGCACCGGCCGCGAGCCCGTTGGATGCGGTAGTCCACCCGGCGATCCCGAAGTGATCCCACGTGGCGCCATTCCACCGTTCGACCACTCCAGACGCGCCGGCCTGCGTGAGGTCGGTTCGCAGGATCTCCATACCCTTCGCTGGGCTGGTAATCTCTGCGCGCTCATCGGCGCTGCGGATGACGACCCTTGACCCGCGGGCCGCGGTGTGTCGCCATACCTGTGTGATGGTGTTCGATCCGCCAGACGTGCCGGTGGTGCTATTGAATATCTGCGCCTCAGCGAGAACGTAAGCACCTGCCGGGACGGTGCCATAAGGCTTAGACGGGGTTGCCGAAGCAAGGCCTTTTTCGACACCCATCACGGCCGCATTGTCAGCGTCGCCCTTTGCGGTGTCGTTCTGCTTCACCCATACAAGGTCCCAGCGCGAACCGGAGCCTGGCGCTGCGTCGGTGGTTACGTTCGTGGTCCCGGTCGTCGTCGGCGTGTAGACGCCTTCCTGGGCCGTCCGGCCAATGACGAACGGGGCTGGTCCGATGTCGTAGGACATCGTCGTCTTGCCTACTACCAGTAAGTCCGCGGCCTGCGCGAGGACGCCCGAGCGTGGGACTCCTGGCGCGTTCTCCGCATACAGGCCCGCCAGCATAAGCCGATGCTCCAGAGTGGTGGTGCCAACGGCGCCAACCTTGCTGACTCCTACGCCGCGATTCACTGTCATTGGTTGCTCCTTGGTTGAGTGATATGCATCACTGCGCTATTAATTCGTTGACGTCCGGCCTATGCTTGGGCACATGGAACTCAAATCAGCCTTATTGGGGGCCGGTGCTGCTGTCGTGGTAGCCGGTGGGTTGTTCTTCGCATCAGCCGCATCGAACGCTGACAACTCAGCGCCCGAACCCTTGCCCGTCATCACCACCGATGCGCCCGCTATCGTGGCGCCAACACCAACCCCGGAGCCCGTTGTGACCGTTACGCCAGAACCTGTAGTTGTCGCTCCCGTAGTTGAGGCGCCGGTTGCTGAACCCGCGCCCGTTACGCCCGTTGCAGTCGAGCCAGCGCCGGTCTACGTTGCGCCCGCACCGGTTCCGGTTCCGGCTTACGTGGCACCCGCTACGCCTCCCCTGACGTTCGATGCTCCGGCCGCAGCGGGCCCCGGCATGCCCAACCCGATCCCGCCAGCACTCAAGCCCGGTCAGGTCATCGACGCCAGGAAGTAGATCGTCAGCGCAGGTATAGCGCCGTTGCGTAGATGTTGGCCATATTCGACGCGGAAGCGGCCCACGTGGCGGTGCTTGTCCGGGTTGTAATGCTTACGGTAATGGTCTGCCCATCGGTTAGCCCGGTCAGTGTGGTATGGAATGGCGACGCAAGCCCGACGCCAAGCCCAGCGCCTGCCGCGGAGTAGAGCTCACCGCCGCCCACCCCCTGCACCACGGCCTGCACGTATAGATAATCGGATGCGGCAGTGTTGTTGTACCCCATGGCGCTGGCATTGGCAATCACTACCGCCTGCGTGAATCCAGTCGGCACCGTCAAGGTAATCGACGCTCGGACTGTCGTCGCTGTCGTGATCGCATAGCTACTGAGGTAGTTGCTTGCCGTGTCAGTAAGGATCGGGTTGGCCAGCGCATCATTACCGATGATCCCGGCAGGCAGGTCCAGTGTCCCGCCGATCTTCACGGGCCCATTGAACGTGGCGGAACCGTCCGCTGTGCTGAGGCGGAATACCTCGTTCCCGGCCGGGTCGAAACCTGCCATGCGGATAGGGTCAAAACTCAGCACGGCACCGGTCGCCGGGTCTGTGATCGAAAAGAACTTCGGCGCTGCCCGCTCCATCACGTCAAGGCGCTTCGAGATGGCCTTGATCATGTTCATGAGTTGGGCGCTGGGGTCTGTCTCTACTGTGCGGCGGGGTACGCCGTCGAGGTCATCCACTGGCTACGCCCTTCCTTGGATCGGTGCGAGTGATATTTTGACCGTGCTGGTATGGTCGCCATCGATGGCCATCATGCGAGTGCGGAATGGGCCCGGCACTAGGATCGGGTGATCCTTGGGGATGATCGCCTGCGCCCACTCGCCCGGGGAGTACGATCCGAGTTTCGGGTCGCTGTCAGCGCGGACCGAGACGGACCAGTTCTCCACCGGATACTTAGCCGCCGCCATGGCCTCATCCGCACCAGCTTGGAGGATAGTCAGATCAAGCACGTCCTTTGACGCCGCGTCCTTCTCGGTCCATGGGTAGCCGGCGTTTACCAGCGTCTTGTCCTGCGCCGACTTCAGCAGCATGGCCGCCTCATTGCCGGCGCCCGGCTGGTAAACCTTCGCGGCCATCCCGGTAGCGTCCTCAGTGGCGCCGAAACCGACGACGCCGGACTTCTCTACCCTGCCGTCCCATATCCAGTCGGGACCGGCCTGAGTAAGCAGCGGGTTAGCCTCGGTGCCGTGAGTCATAACCCACTCAACCTTTGTGGCATCCGCGCCGTTGAAACGTGGCCGGAACGCAATGTCAGGACCGCGCTGCACCTTCGTCAGGTTCCGCAGCAGGTCGCCCACCCAAGATAGTTGATGGCCCGGGTAATGGCGGAAATTGGTACTCGGAATAATGTCCGGCAGCACGAGTGGCAGGCCGGGATTGTCCGGGTTGGTCTGGATGCTGATGCGCACCAGCTCGCGCGCGATACTTCCCAGCGACTTGTCCACAATGTCAAGGCTCACCGCCGCGGGTGATACGCCACCAGCGAGTGCAACCCATGGGAGCGACTTCACCGCATCAAGGATTGACCAGATGCCGGCGCCAGCGATCTGCAACGTCTCAGACTTCGGATCGTAGGTGCGCTTCCAGATCGGCCCGGCCTCAAGAATCGTACTGCCGTAAGAGCATCCAATGAATTGCTTCAGCGGCGCTGTAGCGGCCCGTATTTCAAGCCGCGACACTTCCCTTGACCGAACCTTCACCGTGGCGTCCAGCGGCCCGGCATCATTCAGCCGCATACCCCATGACATCGCAGACACTGGCAGGTCCGTAGTGATGCGGCCCGTGACCATATCACCAACGAAAACGCGGAAGTTATCTACCACCATGCAGGCCTAACCTCCGTCGTGAGTTGCAGCCCGGTAGAGCCGACCGATTCAAGGAGCCACGTTCCGGACTCGCCACCATTGAGGCGCACCCATTCGCGGCGGGTCAGTGACGTGGATCTGTTCGCATAACCGTCAAGCATCACGGCGCCGTCGTCGCTATCGAGTACGAGCGACTGGCCCGCAATCAGCGGAGCCGAGTAGATGAGCCGGGATCCGGACTGCCTGTGTGTGATCGTGAAGCCGCTCGGAGCTACGCCGGTCAGCGTGTGCTTGACCGACGTATCAGCGGTGCCAACGTTCGCCAGCGTGAGCGTGCCAGGGTTGCCGCCCGCGCCATAATCCAACGGATCATCGAGCGGGTACTCAAGCGCGCCGCCAGCAGTTGCCACGCCAGTCGATGCGGCGACCGTGGCACCGTACTTGCGCGGGTCCGGGCATTCAATGTCGATCCCGAACGTAAGGTCAAGATTCCCGTCCCACTGCACATCCGGGGTGCCCGTCAGGACGCACACCGCCGTCCGGGTGCCAAGGTCCGGGTCAATGACCGTCAGTAGCCCCGGCGTCCCGTCCGCAAGCGTGGCGCTCAGCTCGTCCGTCAAGGCAGCAGCCCCGGCGCGGGTGGAGTCCCACGCGAAACCCTCAATGGATACCAGCCGGGCACCACGCGTGCCGGACTCCGTGAAGTCGCCATGACCCCAGAGCCGTTCCGTCTTGGCGCGCCGAACCTCCACCCCGCCGCCAGTCCATCCCGGCAGTCCCTTACTGCCGAGCACCACGCCGCGGCCGTCGATACTCACGGCGTTAGTCCGGAGATCGACGACCAGCGACAGGGCGCCCGTCTGAATCGTAGGGATCATACGAGCCTCCTAGGCGTAGCGCAGCAGCTTGCGGGATGCGATGTCAGCCAGTCGTTGCTCCGACATTTCTTCCCGCGGGTAGATGTGTTGATTGACTATCGCGCCGGAACCGAGTCGGGAACCGCTGGCCCCAGCATCGAACGCCGGGGCTGATGGGACCATGCCAACAGCCATGCCAGTCGTGAGCCCGCCAAGTGACGACGCAACATCCGGGTACTTGGATTCGAGTCCATCAATCAGGCCGCCAATAATCAGCCGTCCGTTACCCTTCAGCAGCACCTTGTCCCGTGACTCCGGGCCCTTATTCTTGGGGATGAGGTCGGTTAGGAACTTCAGGGAATTGGTGACGTCATTGACCATGCCCATGAATCCGTCAATGAGGCCCTGGATGATCTTGCCGCCGATATCAACCAGCCATTGGCCGGCGCCCGCAAAGGCGTTCATCACGGCATCCTTGATCCCGGTTACGAATCCGGTGATCTGGGATATCTTGTCCCGGATTACGCCAACGATCATCTCGAACGCCACGCGGACACCGGACGAAATCCCGTTCCACGTATCAGCGAAGAACTGCCCGATGGAACCAAGGATTGAGGTCACGAAGGACCACGCCTCATACAGTGGCCCGGAGACTGCGTTGACAATTGCCGTGCCGACTACGGTTAGGAATGAGACGATCCCATTCCATATGCCCATGAAGAAGTCGGAGATGGCTGTCCATATGGCCGTCCAGATGGCAAGCACCATGTTGATGTATGCCGAGATGATGGCAACGACGAAGTTGATGATCACGGTCAGGAATGCAACAATCGCGTTCCATGCCGTCGTGACCACGGCAACTACGGCATTCCATAGCGCGGACCACGCGGACGAAACGGCAGTGCTGATGACGGTGAATATGAGCGCAATCCACTGCCATGCGTAATTCAGGATCGCAAACACCAGGCCGAACGCCGCTTGAATGAGCTGCCCGAATGGTCCGTTCCAGAATCCAGCCCAGACTGCGAGTATGAACCCGACGACGGCCGTGATGATGGAAAGTACCACGTTGATGTAGCCGGTCACGTACGCAACAATCAGGCCCCAGGCGAAACCGATGACTGCGGAGATCCCACTCCATACGCCATTCCACCAGCTCGCAAAGCCGGAAACGACAGCAGCGATCCAGCCCATGAACCCGCCCCAGACTGAAACGATCCAGTCCGCGGCCCCGCTAATTACCGTCACGATGAACGAGAACGCGGCATCGACGGCGTCCTTGAACCAGCCAATCCGGTTGTAGGCGAGTACGAAAATGCCTACCAGTAGCAGGATTCCGGCAATAACCACGCCGATTGGGCTGAATGCCCACGCCGCGTTCAGGAGGCCTTGAGCGACAGCCATGCCCTTGGTTACGCTGGTCCAGACCTTCCCGACGCCAAGCCCGAACTTCCCGGCATTGCCTTGCGCGTAGGTTGCCGCTGCCGCCCCGTATGATGCTGCCGCGAAACCAAGTTGAGCCGCCTGCGTGCCGAGCATGACGGCCTTGAATCCGGCCATGATGCCAGTGACCAGGCGGAACCCCGCGTAGGCCGCCAGCAGGACAATCACGATGTCCGTGTTGTCTTTCATCCAGCCAGCCAGCCCGGCAATGAGCGGGACAAGGACCTGGATTGTAGGCACAAGAACCCCTGCCACGATGCTTGCCAGTGACTCAAGCAGTGGTGCGGCTGCGGTCAGGGCAACATTGAGGATTGTCGTCACGACAGTGGCGAGCATCCCGGCAATTTCGGCCAGCTGCGGCAGGACAGGGAGTAGCGCCGTGAAAATGATCTGTAGAGGCGACAGTGCAGAAATGAGGCCCAGTACGCCGGGCATGAGAGTTACGAAGGACTGGGTAAGCGGCCCGTCAAAAAGCTGACGGACCTTGGCGCCGGCAAGAACCCACCCGTCAAGCTGCCCTGCGAACTGCTCTCGGGCGGCGGCGCCCATTGTCAACCCGGACGCTATCTGAACAATTGCGTCACGGATGCTGAGGATGACATCGACAACCTTGCTGTCTTCCTCGATGTGGAACGCCTGCGTAAGTTTGCCGGTGAAGTCGCCTTTGAAGATCAGGTCAGACAGCCCGGACACCGCGGCGCCCACGGTAGAGAAGGCGGCCAGGGCTTTGGTGGAGAACCCGGCAATTGCCGGGCCAGCGATACCCTGGAACCATCCGGCGAACTGGGCAAGGAACGGCTTTACCTTTGTGGCAACGCCGTCAACCGTCGTTGTGATCTGCCCGAAAACGTCCTTCATAAGGGGCATGAAAACGCTGGCAGCGTCAGCCCCGAGTCGGGAGAATGACGCCCGCATGTTGGCCAGCGAACCACGCACGGTATCGCCAGACTTCAGTGCTGCGCCGCCAAGACCGTTTTCCATGGCGTTGGCGAAGGTCTCGAAATCAACCTTGCCCTCAGACGCCATCTTGGACGCCTCGGCAGCGGTGACGCCCATTTCCTTGGCAACCATTTGCAGGATCGGCACACCGGCATCCTGGAGCTGGGCGATCACGTCGCCCTGCAACTTGCCTGAAGCGGCAACCTTGTTGAAGATTGAGCCCATTTCGCCGAGCCCGGTACCCGCAATGGTTGCCGCGTCGCCGGTCAGCCGGAGAACCCTTTCAAGCTCCTTGCCCGGCTTGATGCCAGCGGCGACGGCACCAGCCGCGACAGTGGCAGCGTCGCCCATGCCGAACGCGGCACCCTTCACAGCGGCGAGCGCGTTATTCATGATCGACTTCACGTCATCAGCGGAGTTGCCTAGCCCGGTCAGCTTGGCTGTGGCGTCCTCGATATTCAAGAGCCGGTCAATGCCGCCCTTGAGTGACAGCCCGGAGATGATGCCGCCAACTGCGGAGATGGCGCCAGCGGCGATGCCACCAACCTTGATCGCAGCGCCACCAAGGCCGGACAGCAGGCCCTTGCTGGCTTCCTTGCCGCCCACGTCCCCAGCATCACCGAAGGCCTGCTTGATGGTTCCGGCGATTTTCGAGGTCTCCGGGATGATACTGAGGTAGCCGACGCCAAGTTCAGCGGACATGGATTAGGTCCTTCCTAGGAGCTTGTCCATCTCTTCGATGGGCACTGCGCGGCCCACGGTCTGCTTGACCGATGGCTTAGTGCCAGGTCGCGGGATCGGCTTGGGCCGGTTGGATGACTTCGCGCCGGCATGGATCCAGTTGCCAACCCGGACGTCATCAATGAGCGCGGCAATGAGCATGGGGAGTGATTCGGCGGACTCCCAGATGATTTCCGGGTTACTTACCTTGCGGTACGCCGACGACGCCGGGAGGTATTGCAGGATCACACGGAGACGCCGCCACGAAAGTGACGGCGTCCCAAGGTCCTGGATGTCATACCCGCGCTCCCAGAGGTCAAACTCGATGGCCTCGCCGTGGCGCTCTAGCTCTCGGCAGAGGCCAATTCTTCCCCCAGGCCGATATGCGCGCTCCAACCCTGCAGGAGTGACTTGATCGCCGTCATGGATCGCA